GGCAGCCGTCACAGCGTCCGGCAAGGCATTATCCATCACGAAGGGCGCGGTCAGCATCACGCTGGCAAAAGCCGCACTCACCGCCGCAGGCAAAGCCCTGTCAGTCACCGCACCAATACCCCCCACGTCCATCACGCTGGCAAAAGCCGCCCTGACTGCATCCGGGAAAGCCCTTACCGTCACCCCCGGAGCGGTATCGGTAACACTGGATAAAGCCGCCCTGACTGCATCCGGGAAAGCCCTTACCGTCACCCCCGGAGCGGTATTGGTAACACTGGATAAGGCTGCCCTGATTGCATCGGGCAAGGCATTATCCATCACGAAGGGCGCGGTCAGCATCACGCTGGACAAGGCGTCTATTACAGCATCCGGCAAGTCCTTGACCGTCACACCGGGCGCAGTCAGTATATCCCTCGACAAAGCCGCCATCCTGACAGCGGGCAAGTCCATCGCCGTCAGCGCACCGGCGCCGGACACAGGCGGGCATTCAGCCTGGGCGTACAACCGCTGGAAAGAGATGGAACTGCGGGAATATTTGGAATCAGAGGACGAAATTGTTATACTATTAGCAAGCGCGGAGGTCGTGAAACGTGGCAGAGGATAAAGTCAGGCGTTTTATCACCATCGCCTTCGCAGAAACGGAAGGCATCAAACTACAACGGCGCGACAAGCGGGAGCCGGATAGGGAATGGAAGGAAATCGCACAAAAGCGCATCCAGTCGATTGTCCGCCGCCGGTTCAAACGCCAGAAGGCAGCCGTGTTAGAGTGGGTGCAGCGGCAGGCAGTTTATACCAAAGCCCCCATCCCGCCGGATGACCTGTTCGAAGATGAGGACTGGGATATTGAGGACGAAGCCGCCATGATGCATATTATCCTATGGGAGATGAGCAAAGGGGCGGAGCGGTTTTCCTCATCCATCGGCATGACCTTCGACACGTCCGGCATCAATGTTCGGGCAGCGAAGTTTGCCAGGACTTATCTCACCAAATGGCTGGCTGACCTGGACAAAACATCAAGGGAGATTGTCAGGAACGCCCTGGCATTGTTCGTTGAAACGCCCGGCATGACCATCGGCGACCTGGTGAAGATGCTGCCATTCAACGAGGAACGCGCCTTGAGGATTGCCGTCACTGAAACAACCCGCATCTACGCCAAAGGACAGATGATTGCCGCCCAGGAATTAAAAGAACAATACCCGGACGTGCGGATCATCAAAACCTGGTTCACGGATAATGATGATAAGGTCTGCGAAATCTGCGGACCGCTGCACGGCATGACAATTGACGTAGACGAGCCATTTTATGACATCGAGGATGATCTATACCAGGACGGCAACCCCCCGGCGCACGTGAATTGCCGGTGCTGGATTGAGACAAGCACGGACATTCGGGGAACCCGCTAATGTCAAACGATTTATACATCCAGGTAGTCGGGCTTGACAAGGTGGAAGCCGCATTCAAACGGTTCCCGCAGGAGATTGAGCAGGACATCGGGCAGGCGGCTGCGGAAGCCGCCAAACTCGTCATCGCCCAGGAAGGGGTATCGAACTATCCCCCTGCCACAGAAGCAAACGCCCCGCCAGTCCCCTGGTATGAACGAGGAAAAGGCATGTGGGTGATGTATCATGGTGAAGTCGTTATCCGAAAAGAATCGGAGCATTATGGACGAAACTTTAAGGTGGAAAAGAAGGGCATGGGGGTGACAATCCTGAATAAAGTTTCCTATGGTAAATATTTGGGCGGCGAACAGCAGGCGCGCCACATGGCACGGATTGGCTGGCGCAAGGTCTTTGACGTTGCGAAGGAAAAGCAGGCGGAGATCACCGAGATATTTAACCTGTGGATCGCCAGGCTAATTCGGCGGTTGAATTTGTAATAAGTACTTGACAGTTGTACAGACATTTGCTATCATAGGTGTACACACTATGACGGGCGAGGAATATCATCCACCGCCCAGGAAAGCGGGAATGTAAAAAGCGGACGTCATAGGCTTACGGTATAGGTGCTGAAGCACAAGTAAGGTCAACGTGACTTTACTTGTGCTTTTCGTTTAAGGAGGTGTAATGGAACAAGATTCCACCACCATCACGCCCATACCAGAAGCAGGGGAAACGACAGAGAGCGTCAAGACCGGCGCGCGCAACAGCCGCGATGATAAGGCGCGCATTCGCAAGGCGCGGGAGCTTGCCACAAATATTGTGGATATCACACGCGAACTGGTTCCAGATGACCAGGACTTGCCCGAAGGGGAAATCCCGATCAAGTCTGACGACCTGGTGCAGTTTGGCGATTGTGTCAAGGCAACCCGCCTGGAGGATGGCACTCTGAAATTAGGCGGCTACCTCATCCGCTATTCCACCGAGAACGACCCGGACGTGACCGGGGACTATTTCACCCAGGATACCGACTTTGGACACGACTTCCCGGCGCGCATGCCCGTGTATTTCCATCACGGTATGGACGCCAAGATGGGGAAGCGGCGATTGTCATCTGCCACATTGACAGAAGATGAATTCGGTATTTGGGCTGAAACAATCCTGCGGGATCGTGACGAGTATGAAAAGTTTCTCGCACAGATGGCGGAAGCGGGCAAGCTGGGCTGGTCATCCGGCGCGGCATCCCACCTGGTAGAGCGGAAATCAACAGGCAAGGCAAACCGGATTGACACCTGGATTATTGCCGAAGCTTCTCTGACACATACCCCAGCGGAGCCGCGCAACAGCGTCAGCCCGCTGAAATCAATTCACCCAATCCCTCAAGAGGAGGAAACAACAATGGAAATCACCGAAGATCGACTGACTGAACTTATTTCAGCAGCCGCAACCAAAGCCGCTGAAGAAGCGGTCAAGTCCATGCCCGCCGTTACGCCTGCGGCTGGATTTGATGTGCAAGTGACCAAAGACGCTGGCGACCAGCCATTCAAAAGCGCGGGCGAGTTTTTCCAGGCAGTCAAGAACGCTGCCCTGTACCCGTCATCCGCCGATGAACGACTGAAATCCCTCAAAGCCGCGTCCGGCATGAGCGAAGGCGTCCCCGCCGATGGCGGATACCTGGTATCCCCCACCATCGCTGGCGGCATCGTGGAGAAAATGTACTCCACCGGTAGCATCCTGTCCCGCGTGGCGATGGATAATATCGGACCCAACAGCAACGGCATGACCTACAACGCCATTGACGAATCCAGCCGCGTGGACGGCAGCCGCTATGGTGGTCTGCAAGGCTATTGGCTGGCGGAAGCCGGAAGCAAAACCAGCAGCAAGCCGAAGTTTCGCCAGGTTGACCTCAAATTGAAAAAGGTCGCGGCACTGGCTTACGCCACAGATGAACTGCTTTCCGATGCAACCGCCCTGGAAGCCTGGCTGTACCGCACTGTTCCCAACGAGTTGCGCTTCAAAGTTGAAGATGCAATCTACAACGGTGACGGTGTTGGCAAGCCCCTGGGTATCATGAACGCCCCCTGCCGCGTGGATGTGCTGCGCTATGCGACTTCCGGCGTGGCGATCCAGGACATCGTGAACATGTATGCCCGCCGCTATTCGGGCTACAACGATTATGTTTGGCTGATCAACCAGGACGTGATGCCCCAGCTTTTGCAGCTGACCATCTCCAGCACACCGGTCTTCCTGCCTCCGGGCGGATTATCCGGTGCACCTTATGGCACCCTGTTTGGTCGTCCAGTCATAGAGGTCGAGTACGCGGCAACAATGGGAACCGTTGGTGACATCGTTCTGGCGAGCTTGAGCAATTATCAGGCGATCCAGAAGGGTGGCATTGAAGCAGCCAGCTCGATTCACGTCCAATTCCTGACGGACGAAACCGTGTTTCGGTTCGTGTACCGGGTGGATGGCGCACCGACCTGGGGCGCAGCCCTCACCCCGTTCAAGGGATCGAACACCCAATCCCCATTTGTTGCGCTTGCTACCGCAACCGCATAAAGGAGGCTGACAATGGGTAACAATCTCGTATCGTATGACAACGTTGTGATGCTGCTGGCACCGCAGGACATCGCCGGAAACGCAACCGCTTCCACCTACCTTGACCTCAAGACTGCGAATGACTGCATGATTTACGTCATGGTGGGCGATATCACCACCGCAAGCGCAGACCAGACCGCTGGACCGGTTATCACCATCCAGGCGTCTACCGCTGCGGCATCCAACGCCACCGAAACCAATTATGAATTTCTGTACCGGCTTTCTGGTGCAGTCCAGAGCAATACCTGGACAGCCCCCGCATCCGCAACTGCTGGCGTGGACTTGACCGTGGACGGGGACGACAAAATCCTGGCAATCAAGGTCGATCCTGCCGGCGTGGCTGCACTCGGCGCAGACTTTCGCTATGTTCGTGTAGTGGTGACCCCTGACACCAGCGGGGCAACCTGTCTTGTCAGCGTCATGGCGGCAATTGACACGCGTTACAAGCAGACCACCTTCGTGTCTGCGACCTAACTCCTCCATGCTGAAAGGGGGGCGGGTACTATCACCGTCCCCCGGACAGCAAAAGGGCAATTATGCGAATTGGCAACAATCCCATGAGAGGCAAGCCCATCCAGCACACCATGCCGGGTGAAGTGGCAACGGTGACGACACACCTGCCCAACCAGGAAGGCTACCACGCCCAGCGGCTTGAAGTTGTCCAGACCTGCCTGAAAAGTATGCGCAACGGCGCGCCGGGCATCCCGGTGATGGTATGGGACAACGGATCGTGTCAGGAACTGCGAGACTGGCTGCTGGACGACTTCAACCGCCCCGAATACCAGGCGGAGCGGGAGTCATTAGAGAAACGTCACCGGCACCTGGAATTTAGATTCAGTTTCGGACTGTATCTAAACACACAATTTTTCTTCATCGGGCAAAAGCCATGAAGAAATTAGCAATTGTAGGAACGCACCCCCGGACGCGGGAAAATGCGCCCTGGTATGACCCGGATTATGACATCTGGGTATTCAACGAATCCCCACAAAACGAGTGGGTGAAACGATGGGACGCAGACTTCCAGCTGCACAAGCCGGAGGTCTACACAAGCCGGAATAATTTTGTCCGGGCAGATCATTGGGACTGGCTGCAAGAGAGACGGGGCAAGCCGATCTACATGCAGGAGATGGACGAGCGCGTTCCAGACTGCGTGAAGTATCCCCTGGATGAGATTATCGCCAGCCTGCCCGGAGCGCACCTACGCTGGTGGAAATCCAGCCCGGCGTATGCCATCGCCCTGGCACTCCACCAGGGCTACCGGGAAATTGCATTATA